CTGACGGCCCATCACAGGGTGCCACCCCCTGCCACGCAAGTCTGTGTCTCGGTAATCGGCCTGATCCCACATCCATGCCACAGGCTCCGCAACTGTTAAGGATTCCTTAATAGCTGGTTCCGCAAGCGCATCCTCCACCGCCTTGATTGCGTCATCCAAACGCTGGTCAACCCTGTGATACAACCACGATTCTATGGCAGGGTATGCAAGCATTACAGTTCCGTGATCACCTGCCAACTTCATTGCATCCAATGCCGCTTTCGCGGCGGCTCTCAGTTTGTCGCTCATTCCCCCTCCCACTCATATGTCATGGCAAAAATATCAGGCTTGCAAGCGTATATTTCACCATTCACGCCTTGAATAATATAGTCACCGGCGTTACCGCGCAGCACACCCTCAAGCGTTTCGATGTTGCAATGCGTAACACTACGATGCCCTCCAAATGTTTGTATTTTTCCGGCTGTCCGAGCGTTACAAAACCAGTCGGGCATTGGGTCTGTGCCCAGACAGAACGCCTCAATCACTACTGGTTTCTTACGATATTTAGGCATTATTTTCCCTCCTTCAACTTTTTCAAACTGGGGGTCAAGGGCCGCGCCTACGTCTGTTATTTTACTCATCGCATCATCTCCGCACCATACGCAAATATCATTAATATAATAATCAATAATCCACTTACGCCAGCATCAAAAAAACCCTCACGGTAGCAATGCTTGCAATGCGGCGTATGAACTTGCCATTGTTGTTTTTTACCGTACACATCTTTCCAGTCAATCATTTAAATATCTTTCGCTCTTTTACTGCAAGAAAAGACACGCTGATACGCTCAAGGCATGACTTGCATTTCCACAACCTCCGTTTGCCGGTTGCTGACCGAACTAATTTAAAACCTGCTTCACGGCGGCATACTTGGCAAACGGGGTTGACGGTCATTTGAATGCGGCTTTCTTAATGTTATCTACACCTAAAACTTGAACTTCGTAACGACGGATGGTTGCGGCTACGTCTGTGTGCGCCACTGGGGTAGGAACAAATTTATTGTTAGGATCGACTACGTAGATGTTTCTTGACCGCAGATATGCTATTGCTGCTTTGAGTTTGTCTACCACGGTATGTCATCCTCCATATCTTCGATTTTATTGCTCTTAGGCTTTGCGTCCTGCTTTTCTTCCTTAGTCTTAAAAGCCCACGACTGCCAAGCGTTACCGTTCTTATCCTGTTTTGTCCAGCCACTCATCCAGTATTCCTTACCGTCAATCAAACATGAGCCTGTGACGTTGGGATGCTTATCGGTTTCCTTCTTTTGATTCTTAAAAGTTGAACCGGTGTTTTCTCGAATCTCATAAGCCATTTAACTTCTCCAAAAGTTGATCTGCTTCGTTTAAAAACTTGATTACTTCCGTTTCAATTTTCTTAATTTCTTTGTCATCACGATTAAAACGAATTACTAAAAGCTGCAATTTTTCGGGCAATTCTGGCCTAAAACTGACAAAATCACACCAGTTTTTCTCAGTACACGCCAATTGCCAAAGCATCTGTTTTTGATACTTGGGCGGGATTTTCTGCTCAATCTGGTATTGCAAGTGCGTAGCCATCTGAGGGCATTTAATCTCTACCAATCCTTCACCCACTAGACCGTCAGGCGAGGCCCCCGCGCGTTGTATTGTTGGGTGATAGACAAACCCTACCTGATCGACCAAAACGCCTCTGGTGACTTCATACGCGCTTCTAGCGAACGGTTCCTGCTCAGTGCCGAACTCCATTGCTGCGTTAGTAAAAGTGCTACCCTGCGGCTGATTGGTTAATATCTCTGCGACGATCTGAGCCATATAGTTCGTTCGCGCAGCAGTTTCCGGCTTCGCCATTACATCGACGATGCGGGAGGCTGTAACCATACCGGCCCGAGCCGCCAGCCACTCGGGAGTTCCTTGCTCTATATCAAGCGTTTTCATCGAGCATATCCTCCGCATATTCCCGCACAAGATCGGTATCATCCAGTTCTACCCGTAGCAATTCTTCGACCGCTTTACGCTCTTTGTAAATACGATCTTTAAACGACATAGGCTTAGTGCTGGACATGGCTTCAACATACAATTCCGTCATGTAGCTTGGATCACGCTTTTCTAGCAGGAAATCGTAAAGGTCGAATTCTTTGCGGTGCGGCTCTGAAGGCCACCTACCCTTATTCATGATTATGTCGATTACATCTTGAAGGGCATAGCGCAGATCATCGGCATCCGGCCCTTGTTTAGCGTATGGAAAACACTGTTTACAATCTTCCGAACCGCACATGCACTGTGCACTCATGCTGCCTCCGGCGCGGTCAGGGCGTTTTTACGCTCGTTCTTGCACTTAATAATAGCTGCCATACCAACCGTGTTTTGCTCGTCATTGGCGGTTTTGTATGCAGTCTGATAAGCCTTCTGCAAGTCAGGCAGCGTTTGAGCATCGAGCATGGGTTGAAGATCGACCGCTTGCACTTTAATAGGTTTAGCAACTACAGCGGCATTACCGTCATCGTCGATGGGCGCGACTCCTAACAAACACAAACTATAGCGACGGGCATACGTCAATGCGCTACCGTATCCTTGGGCGTCCGATTTAGTCACTGGCACATTCAACGTGCCGGTGCTGATCCATTGGCCCGATGAGTGCATCAAGATCGTTTCCACGCGCACTTCGTCAGGGTGGGATTCTGTAGTCTGGATGTAGCTCAAACCGTTGTTGGCAAACGGCTGGCGCAATGCCTCGACCACGCTTGATAGGTCTGCATAGCGACTTTTGAAAAACGGGTTGCTGCTGTCTTTGACCGCACCGGCAAGCTGGCCTTGCGCTTTAGACAAGGCCGCGGCAAGTTCGTTGATGAGTTCGGATTTCATACTTTCTCCAGTAAAAAAAGAACTGTGACAAACATCCACAGCGAAATTAAAACGCCGATGGCAAGAATACAATCGAGAATGATTTGAATTGATTTCATGTTTTCTCCTATGTGGCCTACAGGATACCGGTGCGCCAGTGGTCTAGACCTTGATTATTAGCAAGCGACTCCACGCCTTCCGATACCTGTAGGTCTTGTAAAACAACTGAGGTGATAATATAATCCTGTCAGTTTTACTTGTCAACAACAAATGAGGTAGCATGAAAACAAAGGACGCAGTTCAATTCTACGGGGGGCGAAGGGCGGTAGCGGAAGCACTTGGAATCAGCACTCAAAGCGTATTCCAATGGCGAGATAAGGTGCCGCTGGCTAGCGCCTACCGATTGCAGGTTATTACAAGCGGAAAACTGCTTGTGCAAATTTCAATGTATGGGAAGAAAAAATGACCAGGCGGCGCGTGGTTCCATTTTCTGTTGTGCAGGAATGTAGGCACCAACGGGAAAGATTCGGCAAATCGTATGCTCAACTTGCCGCGTTTTACGACCTGAGCATGTGGTCAATCCGCGACTGGTGCGAATACAAAACAAGGGTGAGCAGATGAAACTCTTGCTGCAAGAAATTGCAGTCATTGGTAGCACCGTTATCGTAGCCGGATTTATTCTGCTTTGCGTAGCAGTTGCGATTCTGTGGCGCATCTTTGAATTGCCATCACGGATGATGAAAAAGTGGCATGTCTAGGGTGCAATCTGGTATCCAGTAGCCCGGTTCTGCTACGCACCGGAAAAATCGTTTGTTCAAGTTGCGAAGCGTGGCGGCACGAGTGCGAAGCGCGGCATGTTCTGACGCTGAAAAACAAGGCTATCAAATCGTATCTGGAAGGGGTGAGGGCGAAGCGTGGGATTGATGCGTCCGTTTCGTTAAGGAATGAGATGCTTGCGTTACGGGCGGTTTTATAGCATGATAGCGATGCGTTGTGAGAGGCGCATAGGAAGTCAGAGAAAACAGTCTTTTTCGGGCTGGTCTATCTGACCGTTTCAAACCCGTCAAGGGTGCCGACTTCCCGGAACATCTCACCGGATAGTCCAGCACCGAAGGAGATTGTTTTGTTTTACTATCAGTTCAACATTGGTGACTATATCAAGCACACTTCGCATTTATCCCCGTTGGAGGATATTGCTTATCGCCGTTTACTTGATACTTATTACGACACTGAAAAGCCAATACCCAACGATATCCCACTGGTTTCCCGTAGGTTACGGATTGATGCTGAAACCGTAGAAATGGTGTTGCTTGAATTTTTTGAGCAGACAGAAGAAGGGTACCGTAACAAGCGAGCAGATGTAGAAATTGAGGCTTATCACGCATTTCTTAACAAACAAAAAGC